AACGCGCTACTGCCTTTTGCCATGTTATACAACTCCCATTGTCATGCTCAACACTTCAAACTTCACAGGGGCTTCCTGCGTTATTTCGGGGGCGACGCTCCGGCCGATGCCGCGCACGAAAACCTTTTTCCAGCCGGAGAAGGTTTGCACCGGCTCGTCAAGCACGTTGTCGCCAAACTCGCGGAACGCAGGCTCAAACCGCTTGTCGCCCACTTTCACGATAATTTCCCGGCAGTCTTCAAGCAAGAGGTTCACCCACGCGAGGCGTCGTTTGTCGCCGGTGAGTGTCCGCCCGCCCACATTCGCATCCGGCGGCAGGGGCTGGATGCTGGCGGCAAAGAACAGCCCGGCCTCGATTTCAAGCACTTCCTCGCTGCTGGTGAAGCCGCCGCCGGCTGGCGTTTCCTGCTCCAGCACATAGCCGTCGCCGCGCACCCAAACTTCCTGCCCGTTCAGGTGGCCAAAGCCCGTCCAGCTGTCGGTCGCACTCACGCTGTCGTCGGACAGCGCGCAATCAAGGAACAGGTCGTTGTCAAACTTTTCGATGAACCGCTTGGTCACGCCGGCAATGCTGCGCACCACCACAAAATACACGGTCTTGCCCACCACCCTCACCTGCTCCACCGTGCCCTGCGTTTCAAACAGGCTCCACGCCTGGAACTCCTGCGCGCGTTTGGTGTTCAGCACCGCCACCGTGCCGTCGTTGTTCACGATGAACACGTTATCCCAAGGGAAATCCTGCTTGCTGCGCCGCACGTCCATATCCACCGGCGGGCGCACCAGGTGGTCGGCGAAGTCCGAGATGCTGGTGCTGGTGTAGCTCTGCTCCACGTCGTCATATACAAAGTCGCGGATAACCGCGCCGTCGCGCTCCACAAAGATGGTGATGCCTTCCACCTGCACGGGGCGGATGGGTTGGCTGCCATGCCGCGTGCCGCGTTCCACCAGGTCAACGATGTTGTCCGGGGTGATGGGCTTGGTGGTGCTGGAGCGCACGAAGAACTCCGCCCCGCTGGTGAAGATTTGCAGGGTGCGGCCGGGGAACATGTGGTGGATGGCGTTCACCCCGTCGTCGTCCAGCGTAAACTCCAGCGCGTCGGCGTCCAGGCCGCTGCCCTGGTCAAAGTCGAAGAAGTCACCGGCCTTGCTGCCCCACACCGTTTGCGGCCGGCTGCCGCCCGCAAAGTACAGGCGGCCCCGGAAGAACGTCACGGCTCCAGGCCACCCGCGTGTGTTGCTCCACACCGCCTCGTAGCCGCGCTCCAAGTCCCAGGCGCCGGAGGCGGCGGCGGAGCTGCTGGAAAGGTCGGAAACCACCAGTCCCTTCACCACCGTTGCGCTGGTGTAGGCGGTGATGCGCACCAGGCCCCGGTTTACCACCACATACTGCCCCACGTCGGTGTTCAAAAACACGCTGCCGCCGCCGGCCGTCAGGGTGATTTCGCCGGTGGTGGCGCTGGGGGTGAGCGTTTGCGCAGGGTTCGTCACAGTCGGGCCGGCAAAGGCGAAGAACGGGATGTTCTTCAGCGTCAGCGGCTCGAACGTCCAGGCGGTGTCGCTGGTGCGGGTGATGCGCAGGGGCTGGATGCTCTTGTGCGTTAAAATCAGCGTGTCGGCGCTCTGCGTGTAATCCATCTCCGCAATCACGGGCGCGGTCAGCACGGCCAGGTCGGCGTCGTCGCTGTTGGTGAAGCTCGCCACCACCACGTCGTTCTTGAAAACCCGCATGCGCTGGGGGGAAAACTCCAGCAGGTATTCCTGCTCGGTGTTGAAGCTGAAGGCCACCAGCCGCACCGCCACGCTGCCCGGCGTTTCGGCGATGAACTGCATGCCCTCGCGGCGGCGCACGCCCCCTTGCGGGGTCACATACACGTTGCGGGCTTTTTGCAGGGCCTTGAAGTAGAAATCGCGGTCAACCCGCCCGAACACGTTGGGCGAAACCTCCCCGGCAACAAAGGCGGATTGGACGACCTTGAGCGCCATGTTAGTACCTCGCGGCCGTCAGGCTGAAGGCGCTGCCGTCGGGTTCGTCGCCGGGCTGCTGCTGGCCGTCAACGCTCTTGGCGCGTTGCAGCTGCTGCTTCACCAACTGGTTGTACTTGTCGGCGCGGCTGTCGTCCTCCAGCAGGGCGATGGAAAGGGCGCGGGCCATGTCGAACTCCACCGCCCGCGTGAAACTTTCGCTCCAGATGCTTTCGGCGGGGCGGGCCTGGTATTCCACCTTGAACTCGTTGGCGCTGGTGTAGAGCTTGTCGCCCACAATGCGGTAATCGGTTGTCGAGTACGGCTTGAAAACCGCGCGCAGGCGGTCGGTCGGCAGCTGGTAGGCGTAGGCGTAGCCTGCAATCGGGGTGAAGTTGGCCACCTTGTTGAGGCTGGCCTGCTTCATGGAAAACCGCCAGGGGTAAAGCTCCAGCATCGCGCGCACGGTGCGCTCGTACAGGCTTGCGCACAGCTTGGCTTCCTGGCTCTCATCCTCAAAACTGTTGATTTCGTCGGCCCCCACCATCAGCAGGGCGTTGCTGCAAATCTGAATATCCAGGGCGACGACGGGCATGTTTTCTCTCCTTCATAAAATACGGGGCGGCAGCCAGCCGCCCCCGTATCGGTTAAGCCGAGGGCGGCAATTAGTCGCCGTCGGTCAGGGCGATGGTTTCGCCATCGCTCACGTCCACCACGTCCGCGCTGTTGGACAGCACGATAACGCGGGTGAACACGGTGCCGGAAGACGACTTGACGCGGATTTCATCACCCACTTCCAGGTCGTTGGCGGCATCGTTGAAGTAGCCTTCGGTGTTGACGGTGGCGATGGTATCTGCACCGGCATCGTAGCCCCAAATCTTCATCCCCGTGTTGTTGCTGGAGATTTTGTAGAGCTTGGTGTTGTCGAACATGATTTTACCCTTTGTTTGTTGCAGGGGGTTCGGTTAGGCCGGTGGGGCAGGCCCTGCGCCTGCCCCGCCTTCCGCGAGGGTCAGCGGTTAGCTGGTCTTCGCGGCGACCTTGACGAAGCCCTTGCCGTCGATGAGGGCGGCACCGGCCGAGAGGAAGCCGGAAACCGACCACATGCCGTACATGTTCTCCCAGTCAATCGTCACCTGCTGGTTCACGCCGATGGCGAGGCCCAGGGCGTCGGTGTGGTACGCCATGCAGATGGTGTCGTTGCCGTTGGTCGGAAGCCCGCCTTCAATCATGCTCCCGATGGAGATGATTTTGAAGCCGTAAAAGTCGGGAAGCATGCCGGTGTTGTACACCTGCTTGTTCACGAAGTCCGAGCTGGTCACTTCCGGCTCGCGGGTCAGGGCGTGCATGGCGCTGGAAGGCACCAGCAGCACGCGCTTGCCGTCGTTCGGCACACCGTTGGCGTCCAGCAGCTCGGCGGCTTTGCGCACGGCGGCAACGGTGAGGTTGTCGGCGGCGCCGCTGATGTTGTTGGCCACGGTATCGGTCGGGGTGCCGGCCGCAAGGGCGTCGATGAGAACCTGGAGGCCCTGGTTCTTGAAGCTCTTGGCCATGCTCTTCACGAACTCCTGACGCTCGCTGAAGTTAACCTCGGCGTCGTCGAAGATGTCGGTGGTGTCGCTGATGGCGTAACGCGAGAGCGTCACTTCGACCGGCGTGCGGGCGCCGTTCGCGGGCGGAATCATCACGCCTTTGACGTGGGGACGCATCGCGCTGTAACCGAAGACCGGGAACTGCGTTTTTTGCGCCTTGATGAAGCGGGTGCGGGCCAGCTCGGTGTAGGCCGTGCTCGCAACAGCGGTGAACTCGTGGTGAACCTCGGCCTCGAATTGCTTGACGGCCAGGTTGCTAAGGTTTTTGGACATGTGCCCATCTTTCCTAAGGTTGTTGTATGCCCTCGCGGGCGTTCTGGCGCTATCAGGGTGTTCCCTTGCGGGGCCTGCTGGCTTGCGGCTACGCGGCGCCGCCGTCCGTCCTGGGGTTGTGGCCTGCAAACAGGGTGTTCACGTGCCAGGGATGCCCTAACATGCAAAAAAAAGCGGAGGGAAACAATCCCCCCGCCGCGTCAACATGTTCGCCTGTGTTGCAAGCCGGTCACTTTTTGGCTTTCTCTTCCATCTCGCCGGCCTGCATCGCCAGCGTCATAAGCCGCTGGTATTCCTTCTGCTGGGTTTCGTCGCCCTCGATGGTCTTGGCGTGCTTGTTCTTGTAGGCAAACGCCTCATCTTGCAGCTGGGCGGATGTTTTGCCCTCGGCACCCGGCAACTTGGTGGGGATTTTCTGCTCCACCTTGCCCTCAAAGGCCCAATTCAGCACCTTCGTCAGGTCGGCCGAGAAGTCCAGGCGGCCCAGCGCCTCGCTGATTTCCTTCGGCGCGCCGGCGATGGTTTCCCCCACGTTGGCGAGGATGGCCTGGGCGTCCTTGCCCAGGGCTTCCATCTCCGCCTTCTCGTCAATCTTCGGGGCCGCAAGGGCGGGCAGCACGGCGGCGGCCAGCTCGCTGGCCTCGGCCTGGTTCAACCCAAACTTTTTCAGCACCGGCAGTGCGGCCTTGGCAACAGGGTCGTTTTCATCCACCGTCAGGCCGTCGTGCCCCTCAATCTTGAGGTCTTTAAAATCGTACTTCTCCGGCGCCTTTCCCTCGCGGTTCACCATCTTGCCGGCCAGCTCCTTCAGCCCCTTGGCGGCCTCGCCAAGGCTCTTGTACTTGCCGAAATACTTGCCGTCCTTGTAAACATCCGGGTTTTTCAGGTCGTCGCCGATGGCGTTGATGTAAAAGCTGTCGCCGCCGGTGGTGTCAAGCTGCTGCTTGCCGCCTTCACCGCCGCCTTCGCCGCCGTCGCCTGCGCCGGCCGCGCCGGCGCCCGCCTTGTTTTCGGCTTCGCCGGCACCTTCGCCGCCTTGCCCGTTGCCGCTGGCCGCAGCCGCTGCCCCTGCCATGCTCATAGCTCTAACCCTCCTTGTTTGCACATGCTTTCAACCAGGCGCACGAGGTTGTTTTCACCCTCGCGCATGTCCTGAAGTTTCTGCATCGCCAACCCATCGCTGCCGGCCGCCGGTTGAACAAAGGTCGGCCGCTTGATGGTGCGTTTGTACAGAAACTCAAAAACCCGTTTGCCTTCCGGCTTCGAGAACACGCTCACAAAGGCGTTCACGATGTCGGTGTGTTCCTTTTCGGCCGCCTTCCGTTCCTCGTCGGTCGGGGCGCGGCCTAAATTGTCCAGGTCGGCCCAGCTCATGCTGCCGCCCACGCCTGCGGTGCGGCCGGCGCGCCCTGTCCCTGTTGTGCGGCGAACTGGCTAGCGGCGATTTGCATGATGAGCTGCTGTAATTGTTTCCATTCCGCCTCCGATGGTACTAAATCCGCCGGCAAATGCAACAGCTCGGCGGCGCGCAGGCCAAACTTCTCCGGCTTAATAAGCAGCAACGCGGCTTGCGGGCCGAAAATCTTGCTCATGTACTCGGCGTAGCGGAACATGCTCATCAGCGTTTCCTCGTCCTGGCTCATGGCCAGCGGCGACACGTGGCGGATGGCGATGATGTTGCCGTCAACACGGTAATTCTGCAAATCGGCCAGCCCAAGGTCTTCCATGATGTGCAGCATGCGGTTCACCAGCGGCGCCAGCAGCTCGAACTGGAGGCGCCCGAAGGACGAGCCGATGCGGCTGGCAAGCTCCTGCTGGCGCAGCGACACTTCGGTGGCGCTCTTCACCGGCAGGTCAATCGGCCCCATCGGGTCGGCAAACAAAATGCTGCGGATGGCGTTTTGCAGCTCCTTGATGATAAGCATGCTCACGTCAAAATCGCCCGTCTGGTCGAGGCGCTTGATGGTGGGGCCGAAGGTGCCGCCGTCGTTGCTTTCCACAGGGATTTTGGCGCCGGGGTAAATCTTGATGGTGTTCACGTTTATCACGCCGTCGTCGCGCACCGTCCACGCGCCGGCAATCGCCATCGCCGCGTTCTTCAGCGTCAGCTCTTTGGCCTTGTTCAGGGTCTTGATGTCGGCCAGGGCCGTCAGCAGAGGCCCGCGACCGTAAACCTCTCCCGGCAAAATCGACCACCTGAAGACAATCCAGGGGCTGCTGCGTTGCAAACGCTCCACCAGCCGCTTCTTGGTGGCGCTGTCAATGACCGTGTAGCGGAACCCGTCGATTTTCACCCATTGGAACCGGCCGTTGGCATCGCGCTGGCGCACGCGGAACTTCTCCGGCAGCGTCATTTCCACCAGCTTCACCTTCTCGTCGGCGCAGGTATCGATTTTGGTGCGCAGCTCGGCGTCAATCTGCGCGTCAGGCCACACATCCTCAATCGCGCGGTAGGCCACCTGGTGCTCGCGGAACACCCCGCCAATGCGCCCGTCCGCCACTTCCTCCAGCCACAGCTGCGAAAGGGGCACGCTCACGAAATTAAAGGGTTTATCCTTTGTCCCCGCCTGCAAAAGCAGGGCGCCGGTGCCAACGCCCAAGTCCAAAAAGCTCTCCGCCACTTGGATGTCGAAGTTGCTGTTTTGCAGGAACGTGAACATGAGGTCGGTGATTTGTTCCAGCTGCACCTTGGCTTGCTGCTTGAAGGTATCCTGCACGCCTGGGCCGGTGTCCAGCTTTACAAACTGCTTCATCGGCGGCACCAGGCGCGATTGCAGGTTGCTGGCGAACTTGCTCAAGGCATCCTGCGCGGTGCTGTCGAACACGATGTCCGGGTTATCCCGCTTCGCACCCTCCACCGCTGCGTCAAAGAAGGTATCGCGCTGGGGCGCGGCGTACATCAACGCCTCGCGGTAGGTCTGCTCAAACTGAACCTTGCGCGTTTTCGCGGTTTCAAACCGCGAAACGTCTTTTTGGACGCTGTTGCCGGCCATGTGGGATTACTTGCCGAGGGCGTTTTGGACGCCAAACTCTGTCGTCGCCGTCAGCATGCTTTTCCCGCGCTGCTGGCGCCGCTTGGCGTTCACGTCGGCAAGGCTGGCGTCCGCCATCCGGTTGGCGTTTTCCTGCGCCGCCGTTTTCTGGCGTTCAAGCTCTGCGATTTGGGCGCTGTTGTCGGGTGCGCTTCCGCCTTTGGCCATGTTAACCTCCTGCTGTTTCGGTTCCACCGTTGCGCAGCAGCCATTGGTACAGCTGGTGCGGTGTTTGGGCCAGACAGGAAACCCCCATCAGGCACTTGGCCAAGGTAACGCAATTCACTATCGGGTTGCAAATGGGTATGAGCGTTTTATCGGCGTCGATTTCGCGTTCGATGTGGACGACGCGCCAGCCATTCCGCGCCCAAACCTCGGCAATCGCGGCGGCCGGCAGGTGCTCGAAGGGGGTCTTAATCCATCGGTAATACTGTTGCACGATTGCATAGCCGGCGTACTCGACGCTGAAGCAGTTTTCCAGGTACACAGGTTTTCCGTCAATCTCAAACTCATGCACGATGGGTTGCAGCACAAGCACGTGGCTGAACCCCGGCTTCAAAAACCAGCGCATCCACCAGCTTGGCTTCTTGGCGGTGCAGAAGGCGACGTAGAACGTGCGCCTAGACTTTCCACTCCCGGCTGCCGAGGTCAACGGCGGAGTTGGTGCGGGGGCCTCGCTCATCGTGGCGTTCCTTTCCTGTCATTTTTTTATATTCGCCAAGCCCGCAGGTCACATACTGGTCGGCATCCTGCACGTCGGAGTAACGGTTTTTTTCCGGCTCCGGCGAGTAGCGCGCGCTTCCGCTGGTTTGCATGCGGCGGTATTTGTACCCGCCCGAAAGCCCCCGGATGTAAACCTTGCAGCTGGGGCAGATAACCACCGCCGGCTTGCCGCCGGGGCCGAGCCGCAAAAACATGCTCTCGACGGCCTCGATGCGTGGCCGCACGCGCAGCACCGGCGCGGGTTTGATGGTGATGCCGGCCTTGGCCTTCAAAATATCGGCGTAGGTTCGCTCGTCGCTGTTCTGTTTGTAGAAAGCCGAGGGGTCGCCCCACCATTCGATGTCCTGGCGCGGGAACAGGGCGTTCACTTCCCGCTTCAGGAACACAGCGAACAGCTCCGCCCCCATGTCCTCGCACACCAGCTCGCGGATTTTCTTTACCTGGCCGTCGGCGCCCTTTTGCGCGAACAATGCCGACGGGTTGCGGCCGGACGCATCCACCCCCGCGTACACTTTGGCATGCGGGTCGATGGGGATTTCACGCTCGGCGACGTGGATTTTGGGGTTGAAGCTGTTGCGGTAGACCGGCTGCCCGTCCACCACAAAGCCATACTGGCCATGCACGTACACGTTCACCCACTCAATCGTCTTGTTCACGCTGATTTTATCGTAATACCCCGCAGGCAGGTTGGCGATATTCTCCACGTCGGGCGACTTGCCGGAAGGCTGGCGGAAGAAGGCCCAGCGCATCCCCTCGTCAATCTGTTCCAGCGGCGTCAACGCGCCTGTTTCAGGTTCCCGCCGCCATTCGTCCAGCTCGGCGGCCTTGAACCACCAATGCTCGTCGTCAGGCGGGTTGGTGTCCATGATGATGCCGCTGCACGTCGGCCAGGGTTCTCCGGCCGGCAGGTCTTCGGGCCTGTCCTTCACGCTGGGGTAACGCCCCACGCGGGCGGTTCCGGCATCCACAATCTCCCGTTCAATTTCCCGCGCCTCGTTAAACCAAATCCACGTACACTCCAGCGAAAGCAGCTTTTTCACGTCCTCCGGCTTGTCGAGCGCGATGAAGATAACCTCCATCTGCATCAGCGTGCCGTCGGCCATGCGGTATTTTACCACCTGCGTGTACGGCGGCTTGCGCGTCATGTGGCCAAAAACCTCTTCGGGGAACCAATCCAGCCAGGTCTTGATGGTGGTGGTTTCCAGCTGCGGCAGCGTGTTCCGCACCACCAGCACGCGGCTTTTGCGCACCCCCGCGCGGTCGGGTTTCTGTTTCATGGCCTTGCTAAACAGCTCGAAGCAGCAGGCCACGCTCTTCCCGCTGCCCACCGGCCCCATAATCCCCCGCACAAAGGCCGTGCTTGCATGAAAGCGCCGCCCGGTTGGCGACGCCTTGTACTCAATCAGCTTGGCCTGTTTTCCCATCACTCAACCGGGGCAAGGCTTTGAGGGTTGGTGCCAGCCGCAGCTGCTGCAGCCGCTCGCGCCTGGGCCAGCTCGTCGCCCTTGCCGCCGGCAGGGGCCGTGGGCGTCGCCGGCGGTAGCACCGGTGCTGTGGCGGTGGGGATTGCGGGCGGGTTTACCACCCTGTCATCACCACCGGCCAAAGCCCCCAGCAGCCCGTCCTGACCCGCCGCAAGGGGGATGTCCTGACCGTCCTTGGGCTTGTCAACCAGCTCAAAACTGAACCGGTAGGCGTCCATCTCAATCCGGTATCCGGGCCAGTGGCGGCGGATTTTCTCAATGTCCGCCCCGCCCAGAAGCGCCTGCAGCACCCACTTGGTCTGCAGCATGAAATTACCCCTGACGTGCATCGCTTTCCCCTCCCTGGTTTACGGTCACGTCCACGTTTTCGGGAGCGCCCATGTTCATGTTGACGATAACCGTTGGCATAGCCTGATCCTTGTCGGCACCGATAAGCCCTGTGGCCTTCATGGTGGCCTCGCTCATCTTCGCCAGCACACCGGCCATTTTGGGGCGCTCTTTGCTTTCCAGCGCGTCGTAATTTTCCTCAAACTTGTCCATCAGCCTCATGTGTTCACCGCCGGCAAACTCCTGTGTCATCCGGCTGCGGTAACGCCAGGCGCGTTGGATGCGCGCCATTTCCACCTTCACATGCGGGTTTTCCAGCATTTCGCTCCAGCGCCGGCGGTCAAGGCCGGTTTGTCCCAGCGCCTGGTGTTCATCCATGCACGCGGCATATTCCCTCAAAAAATCAAGCTCTGCCCGCTTGAAAACGTAAACGTCGCCATCCTTCTTGAGGCTGGGTACACTGGCCGGCACCACCTTAGCCGGCACGTTGGGCGAGGATCGGGTCATGCCACTTCTTGCTCCGTTCATCGTACACAAACCCAAGCCGGCGCAATTCCTCATGCACCACCGGATCCTTCATCAGCCGGGCGCTCATGGAACGCTGCGTCTGGTAACGCGCCGCATCCGACCAGCTTTCCTCGCCAAACCCTGCGGCATTGGCCGCAAGCACCTGTATCCCGCGTATATCCTGCCCCGCTGTCACCCGTTTCCTGAACAGCATGGCGTAGGCGGCAGCGAAAGCCAGCCGTTTCTTGCGGGCTTCCGCGCTGCGCAGCTCGTGGCTGATGTTGATGTATCGTGACCGTTCCATACCCCTTGACTATACCGATATTTTGGGCATAATCAACACCATTCTTTCATCTCCCGCCACCCGGAATCCGTAACGCTCCGTAACAAAATCTGTTACGGCTCAAACCTAATCCCACAGCCACTTGTAACGCCCGTAACGGTTGTAACGCCACTAAGCCCTCATGCGTGCATGCGCAGGCCGCGCCCGCGTATGTGCGCTCGCGTACGCGCGTACGCGTAGGCGCGCACACGTATCACCCCCAAAAACCGTTACGACCGTTACGACCCCGTTATTTGGCCCATAATAATAATAATAACTTATTGAAATATAATAATAATAATGCCGTAACGCCAACCGTTACTTTTCTGTTACGGCACGTTACGGCAAAAAACAACAAAATCAACATGTTCGCGCTTACCAACCCAAAAACAACCCCAAATCTTCAACGCCAAGTCAACAAAATCGCGCGTCCGGCCCGGCCGTCCAGTCCGCCCCAAATCAGCTTGGCACCCACCCCTTTGCCGGAACCCGTTACGGCCGCGTTACCACCCCCGCTTCACGGCGTTACAAGCGGCAACCACAGCCACTTTCAGACCCGCGATGGCCCGTATTTTATAAGGACAACCCCCACACCCTGTACGGGGCGCGCGCTTCGGGGGGTTGGGTGGTCAAAAATCCAACCCCCTCCCC